GAACGAGTCTCTTGGGCCTAAATCGGTTATAGTTGTTGGAAATTGGATTTGTCTTTTGTTATATCCATACCCCCCACCTGGAAAATCAGTACCAAATAAACCTTCAGAAGGACTTTTTTTACCAATAAAATTATTTCCGTCCCAAGGAGATGATCTGTAATAAAATGTATTACTAATTTTATTAAACATTATAACATTTTCACAATAGCCATAAACTGGTTCTGCAAGAGCATTAAATGTTGTTCTTTTGTTAAAATTAAACATATACAAAGATCCATTAATCCAATTGTTTTGGAACACTTGAGCAAAAACTCCTCGACATGCCGCAAAATTCATACTGAATCTAACTTTCCATTCTAAGAATAATCTTACATCTCTAAAATATTCAGGAAACAAATAAAGTTTTTTGAAAAAAGGAATATTTGTTTCTTTATAATTTAATAAACAATAACAACCATTAACCATTCTATTTGGCAGTACTGAACAACAAGAATCACATTCACCATAAGGAATAATCCCCACATTGGTTCCACTCCCTGAATAACACTCCAAAGGTACCATACCTTCACAAGTTAATGTTTCTGTAAGTGCCGAGGTTATAGGATCAAGATCTTGATACTCACCTGATGGTAAATCAAATCCTGCGGTAGTAATTGGAGAACTTTGTGCTCCATTTGCAAGGTAGAACGCAAAGTTATCATTTTGGTGAAGAGCATAACCCGTTTGAGTTCCTGCAGGTCCGTTTTGGACTTGGGAAGATGTTGGTAATCTATCGCTTCTCATTACAATTCTGTTTGTAATTGAAAAACTTACTCCTGGTAATGATGTATATCTGTAATATGCCGGTGAATAAAGTGCCGTTAGATTACCTTGTTGTGCGTTTATACCCGCATAAAATGTTGATCCAGTGTTAAAGTATTCACCTATTTGACAATTTTGATTACATGAAGGCGAACTGAAGAACCATCCTGTCCACATAAACATTGGTGGATTGTTAACATTGTTTACCCATCTCATGTAAGTTCCACCAACCGTATAATAAGAAGTATTATTTACAGGTAAGTTATAAGTATCGGTTAATGTCTGTGTTAACGAAATTGTACTGTTTTGATTTGTTTTCCATACACCAGGATAAGGTGAGTAGTTACTCGCATTTGCGACTCCCGAATTATCATCAGTATTTAAATAATAATATGGGTAATTAGATGTAAATGCTGTCCAACTTGATGCGTTAGGGGTAAAAGTAAAAGAAGGAAAGTATAAATTGGCGGTTGAGTTATTAACTGTATCATGTTGTATAGGTTTTATTCCTGTTGACTGTATAGGATAATTTAAATAATAACTTCCACTTACAATTGGTCCCGTTCCCAAAGACTTACCAAATATGTTTGATAAGTCATATTGTATTTCTGGTTGTTTTACGGTATGAGGGTCTACTCCTCTAACAAAAATACAAATCTCATAATTTTTATAATTATTCATTTTTTGTATAATGTTAGGATAAGTAAGTGTAAACACATTACATGCCCCAACAGCACATGTCATATCATGTAATAAATAACTTGCCGGGAAAAATCCTGTACTTCCAGTGTTGGATAAGGTAATAAATTCAGTGAAGGTCATTCCTGTTATTAACTGAAAATACTCCATATCTGTTGGATATTGTAGATATGACTGTTCCACAGTTGTGTCACCTGTTACCGGTAATTGACTAACCTGAGGTGACTCAATTATTATGTTAGCCGATAATTGTCCTGCGTTTGGTCCTGATGGGTTTGCATAATATATAATCTTAGGAATTGTATTACCTGTTAATGTTGTCCCTGTAATTGAGTTGGTTTGGAATTGATTTATTGTTGCTCCTGTAAGATTGGTTAATCTATTTCCAGGTATTGTATAATTTGGGTTTACATAATTTGGGTCTTGGAATGTAACTAATTCCCCAATACCTAATTGTTGCGCAGATCCTTGATTCATAAGGACAACCATAACTTGGTCAAAATATGGTGTTGATCCTGAAGTTGGGTTTACGGTTGTTTTTATTTTATTTACACCACTGTTTGAAATGTTTGCGGTGCTTGAATAAAAATATTTATCTCGAGTATTAAACTCGTTTAATCTTTGAGAAAGGGTTACAGATGTCGGGTAGGCAAAATATCTTTCATCGGGTTGATTTACTAATAATGGTGGTATTATTCCATTCCTATCAGCAAATATTAAGAATGGTTGCGGAGCCTTTAAAAGATACGCCTCATTTGGTATATATCTATTAGGATCAGTAGAACTTAATACATCGTAACCTGAGGCCATTCTTATAAAATCTAATGATGCCCTTGTTATTATATCAATTGTTATAGTAGGTGGGCTTGAACTTACATAATCAATAAGGGTATCACATGGCCAAAATGGCTTCTCATTATTTATTTCTTGTAAATTTGGGTGATCTAAGTTAAATGACCCAGAGTAGTTTACAGGGGCAATTAAAGAATTTGGTGTTGATAAAATAAAATCAAACCCACTTTCTTGTTCTGCTGCATATGCTGCCGCATCTTGATTTAATTGATTGGTTATGGAGTTTGTATCAAAATCATCATCTAAGGATGCGTCTTTACAATCACACTCACAACTTGTACAATCAGGATATGAAATCATGGGTAAACCTATCCTTGGAAAACCTTTTACTTTTATCGCTGCGTATATAGCAAATGCCGTAAAGGCGAGCGATAAAACAACAGAGAAAGCGGCCCAAAGAATTTTACCAAATTGTTGTAAAATTAATCGTATATTTTCTAAAATTGCACCTATATTAGTTATAGGTCCACCTGCATTTGCGGTTAGCATCATCAGTTGCAGATGAATTATCCATGCGGCAGTATTAATCACAATCTCGACATCCTTAATCGCATTTCTAGTTAAGACTATGCCCAATATGATTAACAAATATTTTAATATTGGCCACATAAATGCAATTAAATGTGCAACAAATAACAGAGTTATAAGTGGGAATGTTAAAATATTTATAAGAATGTTAAAAACAAAAAATATTGAGTCAAAGTTTTTTATAATATCGTTTACTGGAAAAGTATTCACATTTGACTTACAAGATCTATCATCAATTTCTTTTATTCCCAAGTGTTTAGCTCTACCAAGTCCATTTTTATATCTATCCAAAAACATTGCGGTAGTATAAACTTTGTTATAATAGAATTCATAAAAACTATCTTCACAATCTATTGCGTCTTGACTATCCGCATAATCATCCCAATCTGTTGAGAAAGTGTATGATTTATAAACATCAAATAAGGGTTGGGGGACACTTGTAAAACTAATGTTAATTGCTTGTGTTGGGTCAATTGGAGTTGCAACAATTTGGAATGTATCACCGTTAGTGATCTGAATTGATTCTGTTGACCCAAAGTAATTAATTCCATTAATGAATATCGTATAACTTTCAAGGTTATAAAAAACGGGATTTATTAACCCAAAAGAACTTGAAGCTGTGATTGTGGCCCCTGAATTAACTCCAGCAGGAATTGTTGGGTAATTGTATATTGACTCACTATATATCAGAAAAGGGTCTTGTTCGTAATCTGACCATCCATGTTCTTTAACATTTGGAACCAAAAAATCGGCTCTTAAAGAAGTTCCTTGTAACCCTTGTTGTGTTTGCCATTTAAATTTAAATCTGTATTTACCTTTTGTTGGTATTCCTTTTTTAGGGTCATTTGAAATTATTTCTTCTCCAAATTCATTTGTGTATATATAATCCAAGTTCATTGGTACATTTACTAAAAAGGTACCATCCCCATCAATTACTTTACCCGCTTGTTCTATATCCCATCTTTCCAATATTGGTAGACCCATAGAATCGGAATATATTGTTTGTCTAATGCCTTGTATTTCACCAGGCCCCGCAACCAACTCACATAAATTTCCTGTGTTGTTTTTTGGTTTACAACTTATTTTAAGGGAGTCGTCATTTGTGTTAGAAATGATTGAACCCATGAACACTGAGCTTGGTTGGATTGTAATATTTGCCAATTTAGTAAGGTCAAAGTCTGCCCTTGTTATTCCAACTTGACAAAAATCTTCAGCCCCCCAAAATGGTCTAACATCAATGTTATATATCAGATTTTTAATTTGTGGTAATTCTCTTAAATTTGTTGAGGACTTAAATCTTGCCCCATTAACTTGACTTTCTGTCGCTAATCCTTGTTGGATTAAATCTTGCGGAGACATTGAGAAACACCCTATATCTGAAAGATCAACATCCATAACTATGGTTTGTTCTCCAACAGGAACACCAAAAATCATAAAGTCACCACTCTCATTTGTTGTTACGGTAAATCTATAATATTTGTCATATACTTCAATATATGATTCGTCCATAAGAACATCACCTTTATTTGGGAATGTTCCTGTTGAGGCATGTCCTTTGTATGATGGTAATTTTGGAAGTAGGTTATATCTATAACCATCTTCATTTGTATCTCCAATTGTTTTAAAAGGATATAATTCAGAAATAACTGGGTCTAATTCGTCAGTATCGTCAAGTGGAATAAAAACGGATACCTTTGCATTTGGCAAACCATACCCACCATTAACAAACACTCTTCCCGTTACAACTCCATATGTTGAACAAAATCTACTGTATACATTGTTCGCAAGGATCTTTAAGGAAAGTATCTCCAAAGATTCCCAATCTTGTTCTAAATTGACATTTATATATTTATCAACACCGACTTCGGTTCTTATTCTATATGATTTAGACATTAAAAATTCGTTTTTTCATAAATAGTTTATTTCCTATTTTCATAAAAAATACACCTGTTCTGAAAAAAATAAACCACTAAGAGAAATTAACAGATTTTAAGTTTAATACTCTAATATTAATATCTTTATTTGGGTATCTTACTTGATAGATTTGTGTTGGTGTTGCAAATATTGTATCTGCGGAAGGTTGGATTTGTCTTGTTACTGTGTCAGCGTAAGGCATTGAGGTTTGACTTGACGAATATTGACCACCTACTTGGTTGTAAAATAAAACATCGTTTATACTAACAATTCCATTTTCAGATTGTATTAATCTTCGTAATTCAGATATGTTAACATTTTGTCCTAAATTTCTAACAAGGGGATTAAAGAAGTCAGTAACAATTTGTATTGTTTTAGCAATAACTGATCCTTGATTTTGACTATTATCTAAAACAACATCAACTGTAACCGCTAAATCTATTGTTTCAGCCGCCTCTATTGAGATGTAGTCATTTATCATTCTATAATTTGATAGATAGTTTGCAACATTTTGTTTTAATGTATTTGAAACAACATTAGTTAAAGTCCCACTAGAATCGTAAGACAACATTTTAATTCTAATCTTATTGTTTTCTTCAGTAATAGCCACTTTTGCTGGTGCCCCATATTGTGCCGGCATTGTTCTTAATATTGAATTGTAGTCATTTACGGTTACCGCTCTATTTTGTGCCGCAAAATTAAACGAAACCATGTTTCTAACATCTTCAGTTGTCGGTGGGTTAGCTCCTCCAATTGCTGCCGTTACATTATTACATTGTAAACTATTGATAACATTTCTATTAGCACTTTCAGATGGTCCATTTACCGAAAATGATACGGTACCAATTTGATTGATTGTATTAATACCAACATTGCTAGATAAACCGCCGCCAATTCTATATTGTACAAATAAAGTACTGTTTGCTGTAAGTGCGGCTCCCAATGAATAGTTGTTTGTATATCTACTCAAATCAAAACCTTTACCGTCAATTGCAAATTGTCGTAATTGTTCATCCGCAGAAATATTTCCACCACCAAAAGTCATTTTACAATAACCTTGTGGAGTATATTCTGAAATAAACTTGTTAGAAGTTGTAATATACAAACCAACTTTAACACCTGGTTGATCAGAAACTTTTGTAGGGTCTTCAACAAACACTCTATCTTCTACAAGAGCATCAACTTCAAAGAATCTTTCAGGGCCTATAACTAAAAAATCTTGTGGATTTGGTATTGTTGAATACTGAGTACCTTGTTTTAATAAAACACTTGAAATACCTAAAACATTTTTTTCAGGAAGGAATAACTCTAAATATGGTTTTACATCATTAGGGGTTATTACTCTTTTGTAAACTTTTGTAATCCCGTTTACAACAACTTCTCTTTTTACGATCGTATAATTTATAAGTTTTCCACTTGAATCAAAATTTGGTATTTTAACCCTATTTGGTGATCCTTCAGCATTTACTGGCGATTGGAAATCTATGTCATAAACAGTTTCAAAAGGTTGTCCCGCTCCACTAACTTGGGATCCTCTTCTTAATATACCACAATATCTTAAATCTTCTCTGTCTCCAAAAGCGGGAACTGTTATTGAAAAATCAACTAACGCAACTGAAGGTCTTTGCCCCGGTACTTTTAAACCATAGGTTCTTGCAATATTGTAAATTGAATTTTTTTGTTGTGCAAATTGTAAAACTGTTTCTTGAATACTTCTATCTATCTGATAATTTAAGTTATCAGTTACGGCAGCGTTCAAATCTAACATTACGGAAAAAATACCCGCATCGTTAAAATTTTGCACTAAATCGGGATAATAAGTTCTAGTAAAATTTATAAGTTCTGTCCTAACGCCTTGAAAATCCCTTGCGGTATATGAAATCTTTTTTTCTGCCATATAAAATTAAATATTTAGAATTATAAAATCTTGAGATTCAAAAGCTGAGTCGGTAATTCTATAGTCTATTTTTATTCTTGCCGTGTGTTCTAAAGTTGCAATATTTGTAACTTTAAATTCTCTTTCACCGTATTCGTTTACGGTAAATCCTTTATCTTCCAATCCTGCTGATGCCGGTTCAACTGTCACATTTGTAACTTGTAAATTTGGCATATATGTTTTAACGGTATCTCTAATTTCTGATTCAATATCTGAAAATGTCGGACCATCTAATGGTTCAAATATATATTCATATAATCTTGTCCCAAAATCAGGTAGAAAATATCGACTTCCCTTTCTTGTTAACAATAAATGAACCAAGTTTGTTCTAGTCTCACCTTCTGTTGTTTCAGTAACATCAAGATACCTCCCCGTAAAAGAATCTACAAAAGGAAAAGAAATCCCATAAGTTATACCATTTGCCATATGACATAAATATATGTTATCGTTTTTTTAAGTAAAAACTATAAAAATATGTCAAAAAAAAATCCCAACTTAATGTTGAGATTTTAATACTTTATTACCTTTAATTTTTGGTGGATAAAAAGCACAATGTAAACATCCACTACCACAACAACTTCCTCTAAGTTTATGATATTCTTCAGTCATAACCATTTTACCTTCACTATTATAGTAAAAATGATTTGGTTGGAGTTTAGATCCGAATTCTCTAATATATAATTGTTGAACCCAGTCTTTTGATGCGTTTACAGTCATAAATTACACAATTTCACATGCTCCACCAGCACAAGCCGCTTCACCTCTAAGGTCTGTATTATCTTGTAACTCAATTACTTTTGTAAGATCAACATCCGATAATGTTTTAACTAATCTTTCATATTCTTCCTTTGTACAATCGGAAAACGGAGCCTGGGTATAAGAACCACCATTATATGGTAATACCGATAGTCCGTTATAGAAATCTCTATTATTCCACATCCAATCACCAACTAAATCCCACTCATCTTCTTTAATAGAAATGGTCGCAGATACATTGTGCGTATTCTGTCCGTTTCTATGTCCTGGTTTAATCCATTCTTGAGACACTTTTTTAACTCTTTCTAACATTTGAAATACAGACTCATGTCTTATGATTGCACCTTCTGGTGCTTTTTGTGGTATACCAATAACCGCAGTGTCGTGAGGACGGAAAAACTCATCTTCAATCAACTCAGGGTGATTATTC